AGTCAAGTCATGAAGGACCTCGAACAATTCCATAGAAACTTTGACCGTTACAAAGCTGACTTTGACACTCGTTTGGATGATGCTGAGAGTCAGCGTGCAGTTTTTTCTAGTCAAATAGCTGTTTTAAAGGAGATCAATAGTGTAAAATCTTTAGAGATAAAAAACAGGGAACTTGCTACTATGAAAGCAGAGCTAAAAGTGCTACAGGATCAGGTTAGGCATTTACAGCATATTCACAACTCCAGACATCCAAGGCAGGATTAAAATGGATTTAACTAAGGGAAATAAGAAAAAGAAGTAAAATGTTTCACGTGAAACATTTGATAGGGGGTTACACATGATACAAGCATTATTACCTAGTCTACTTCCAGCAGTTACTAAAGTTGTTGGACGTTTTTTGCCTGAAGATAAAGAGGCTCGTGCGAAAGCAGAGCGGGATCTTGAGAAACAGCTTGCAACTCATCTTGCAAAGATTGATCTTGCTCAGTTAGATATTAACAAAACGGAAGCTGCCCATAGATCTGTTTTTGTGTCCGGGTGGAGGCCATTTATCGGCTGGGTATGTGGATTTGCTTTGACGTGGGCGTATGTAATAACTCCGATTTTAAGTTTTATTTTAGCTCAGACAGGGTATTTAGTTGATTTACCGAAAATGGATCTTGGAGAAATGATGCCTATTCTGATGGGATTACTCGGTTTGGGTGGTCTTAGAACTTTTGAAAAGTTTAAGAAAGTGAGTAAATGATGGCTGATGAACCTATTTCATTAATAGATACCTCCATGCCTTCTCAAGGGATACCTTTAGGTGATGATGAAGAAGAAATAGAGGTTGAAGAAATCGAGGATCCTACAGAAGTAACGGAAGAAGAGGATGGATCTGTTCTTTTGAACTTTGGTGAAATAGTTAATGAAGAGCTTCAGTCAGAGCCTGATGCTAATTTAGCTGAAATTATGGATGAAAGAGTTCTGATGGATATTTCTTCAGAACTGGTTGGATATTATGAAGATGATAAAAGTGGCCGTCAGGAATGGGAAGATGCTTATACGGATGGTTTAGATCTTCTTGGTATTAAATATGAAACACGTGAGGAACCTTTTCGAGGGTCAAGTGGTGTTACTCATCCCATTATAGCAGAGGCTGTTACACAGTTTCAGGCGCAAGCCTATAGAGAACTTCTTCCTAGTTCTGGTCCTGTTCGAACTCAGGTTGTTGGTGCAGCAACACCTGAAGTTGAGATGCAAGCTCAACGTGTTCAGGAATTTATGAATTATCAAATAACACATGTTATGGATGAATATGATCCTGAGATGGATCGCTTACTATTTTATTTACCTTTGGCCGGAAGTGCTTTTAAAAAAATATATTTCGATGATATTTTAGATCGAGCTGTATCTCGGTTTGTTCCTGCGGATGATCTTCTTGTTCCGTACAGTGCCACAGATTTAAATTCTGCTTCTCGTATTACTCATGTAATTCGAATGAATACAAATGATGTTCGTAAGTTTCAAGCTGCAGGATTTTACAGAGACATTGAACTTACCGCGTATGATTCAGATGATGAACTAAAAGAAAAAGAACGTAAGTTAATGGGTGTTGAAAAGACAGGTGCTGACGATCAAGACTGCACCATTCTTGAAGTTCACACTGATCTTGATTTACCTGGGTTTGAACATACCAGTCCTATTGATGGGGAACAAACAGGAATTAAACTTCCTTACATTGTAACTATTGATGAGGGCAGTTCTAATATTTTATCTATTAGAAGAAACTGGAGAGAGGGTGACGACTACTATCGAAAGATACAATACTTTGCACATTACAAGTTTCTACCAGGTTTAGGTTTTTATGGGTTTGGCCTTTTGCACATGATTGGTGGATTAGGTCGTTCTGCAACTTCTATTTTAAGGCAGTTAATTGATGCTGGAACACTTGCTAATCTTCCCGCTGGTTTTAAAGCTCGTGGTATTAGAATTCGTGACGCTGATGAGCCTTTGTCTCCTGGTGAGTTTCGCGATATTGATGTACCCGGTGGTGCTTTACGAGAAAGTATCTTACCGTTACCGTACAAGGAGCCTAGTCAGACGTTAATGGGTTTACTGGGTTTTGTTGTGGATGCAGGTCGAAGATTTGCAGCCATTGCCGATATGCAGGTTGGGGATGGAAATCAATCAGCCGCTGTTGGTACAACGGTTGCTCTTTTGGAGCGCGGATCGAAGGTGATGTCAGCCATACATAAAAGACTTCACTATGCTCAGAAACAAGAATTTAAAATGTTAGGTCGTGTATTTGCAGAATCACTTCCTCCTATGTATCCATATAATGTTTATGGTGGAGAGACGATGATTAAGCAGGTAGACTTTGATGAGCGAGTGGATGTTATACCTGTTTCAGATCCTAATATTTTTTCAATGTCTCAACGTTTAGCGTTAGCACAAACACAATTACAATTAGCTCAAAGTAATCCTCAGATGCATAATCTTCACGAGGCTTACAGGCGTATTTATGAGGCTATAGGAGTTCATAACATAGAGGCGTTGTTACCAACTCCTCAACCTCAACAGCCTACGGATCCATCCATTGAAAATGCCAAGGCAATTATACAAGAAACTTTGCAAGCTTTTCCAACACAGGATCATGATGCTCATATAACAGCTCACATTATATTCATGAAAACACCTATTGTTGCGGCCTCTCCTCCTGTTTTCGGACTGCTTCAAGCACATATATGTGAACACATTGCTTTTAAAGCTCGTGGTGTAGCTGATGCGGAAATGCGTATGGTTATGGAACAAGCGATGCAAATGGGACAACAACCTCCTCAAATGGATGTGGAGGCAAAGGTTGCAGAGCTAACTGCTCAATATACAGAGGAAGTTATGACAGCCTTTATGCCACCGCCAGAGGGTGAAGTAGATCCTCTTGTCCAACTTCGTTCTAAAGAGCTTGATATTAAGGCTTCTGATATACAACGTAAGTCTGAAGAGTTTGCTGTACAGCACTTATTTGATCAAAAGAAAGAACAGGAGCGTCAAGAACTTGTAAGAGAAAAGATGGATTCTCAAGAAGACATTGCGCTTTTACGTGCAGAAGTAAATAGAGAACGTATGGAGCAACAAGAAAGAAAGCAGTAATGGAGTTTATATTTCATAGCAAATGTATGAGAAAGGTAGCTTCCTGTATAAGCACATTAGATGCCTGGCTTTGGCGTAGGTGTTGGGGTTCTAAGAAGAAAAAATGAAAGTTAGCTCAGAAACATCAGTCGCTATGCCAATTAAAAACATGGTGGGCATAATCATAGGTGTATCTATGGGTATTTTTGCATATACAGAGATAACTGCCAGACTAACTTCTCTTGAAACATCAAGAGAGCTTATGAACGCTGATCTGCTCAAGGCTTCAGAACAAACAACGGTGGATAAGGAACAGTTTTTACTTCTCGAAGACCTGTATGAAACGGTTGAGAAGCATCAAGAACTTTTGGATAAGAACATTCATAACCAGGTGATGCTCACGCACGTTGAAAAACAGCTTGAAAAAGCGTTGGAAGACATTGAAGAGTTAAAGGATAAAGCACGGGATATGCATTACAAAAGTGATAACGAGATTCAAAAATGATTGAAACCGTGATAGCTTTACTGATGATAGTTGATAACGAAATCAAAGAACATCGCATACAAAAATCCATGTCTACCTGCTTAAAGGGAAAACGGGTTGCCATGAGGCAAATAAAAACGGGTGGTAATGTTAGATTTGAATGCCTAAAATCTAAGGCAGAGTTAGAGTTGTATTTGGGCGAAAAGCACATTGTAAAACTTATTTTAAAATAGGGGTTATTATGTCTAGTTCATCACGAAAAGATCCAAAGGTAGGAACAGGTAAAAAACCTAAAGGATCAGGTAGAAGACTGTATACGGACGAAAACCCTAAAGATACTGTTCCTATAAAGTATGCTACTATTGCTGACGCAAAGGCAACTGCTAATAAAGTTAAACGTATAAAGAAACCTTACGCTAGAAAGATACAAATTCTTACTGTTATGGAACAGAGAAGTAAATTTGCTAATAAACCGAAACAAGCTCAAATTGCTCGTAAGGCGAAAGAAGAACTAAGAAAGAAACATCGTGCTAAAAATCGTGGTGGAATTATTATAAAAACAAGAGTATTCTGATGACTATATCTCGTTCAAATATCCCCAAACAGTTAACTGGTACAAGGAAAAAAAAGATGGTTATGAAGAAGAAAGGTATGGCTCGTGGCGGTACTATGAAGAAAAAGGGTATGGCTCGTGGCGGTACTATGAAGAAGAAAGGTATGGCTCGTGGCGGTGTGAAGCGCAAAATGGGCGGTACTATGAAGAAAAAGGGTATGGCCCGTGGCGGTGTGAAGCGCAAAATGGGTGGTACTATGAAAAAGAAAGGTATGGCCCGTGGCGGTGTGAAGCGCAGAATGGGCGGTGCTATGAAAAAGAAAGGTATGGCTCGTGGTGGCGTTAGACGCTAGACATGGCATATTTACAAAGCAACATCCCGCATTTTCATTGCTGGGTGCGAAGAGAGTTTACGCATAATCACAATAAGTATCATGGAGAATTTCTTCATGCGATGGTTATAGCGGTTAATACAATTCCAGATCGTTGTTTAAGCTTTCAAGTTATTTTTAC